GAGGTAACTTAAGAAGAATGCGCGCTACGGGAATGAATGCTAGTTTTGATGTTTCAAACAATAATTTAGATTCAACAGCATTAAATGAAATTTATACCAATGCATCTGCAACAGGTACAGGAAAAACCATTACAGTTACCAGTAACTGGGGTGCAGCAAATGATACTCCCTCAATTGCAACAGCAAAAGGATGGGCTGTGACAGGATAATTGTACTAAATAAAGAATATGAACACATTAGGATATTTATAATAAATAAAGAATATGGATACACCAGGATTTTATAAAGTAGACCCAAGCGGAATAGTGATATATGGCCCTAATTATGTATTCGGGCCTTATGACCAATACAAACTGTTAAAAGAAGAAAAAGATACTTATACCTATCCAATAGATGGATGGTATTGGTTTGACACAGAACAAGAAGCTTATGAATTTTTTCAAATAGAATGGTATCCTGAAGTATACACAATGGGACTATTTAAACCTTTATTAATCGAAACAAACAATATACAAAATAATGGCTAATACTTACAAAATAAACGCAAACAAACTTAACGCAAGTGGTTCTACAACAATTTACACAACACCCTTAGGTACAACTACTCTTGTAAAAAGTTTATACATTGCAAATGTATCTTCTAGTGGAGTTACCATAGATGTTATTTTAAGCAAGAGTGGATCTGCTACTAATTTTTATTTAATTTCAGGATCAACAGTTCCGGTTCAAACATCATTTCAACCTATATCAGATACAATAGCATTACAGACCGGTGATTCACTAAAAATTAGTACACCATTTCAAAGTGGTTCTGACACACTATTATCTTATATGGAAATAACTTAAACCCTACATAATACTTGGATTATCATGATAAATTACATATATTAAAATAAAAAGGAAACAAGCTATGACCAAAAAACTGGACAAAGAACATTTAGAAGAAATTCAACAATTACGTGAAGAATTTGCAAAGAATTCAAATACATTAGGCAATATTGCAATTGAATTACATTTGTTAAACAGACAAACAGAACTAGTTAAACAAGAACAAAACAAGTGTTTAGAACAATTTGAAGCATTAAGAAATCAAGAATCTGTATTACTAGAAAAAATGCGAGAGCGATATGGTGAAGGGCAAATTAATATTGTAGACGGAACGTTTACACTTAGCTCCGGTTTGGTATAATATTATCATATTTATATAAAAAATAATAGGAGTAATTAAATGGCAGAAAGAATAGTATCACCAGGCGTATTTACAAATGAAATAGATCAATCGTTTTTAGCAGGTGGAATTGCGCAAATAGGCGCAGCAATTGTAGGTCCTACCGTAAAAGGTCCGGCACTTATACCTACACAAATAACATCATATAGTGATTTTATTAAAATATTTGGAGATCATACTCCAAATTCATATGTTCCGCACGTTGTAGAAGATTATTTAAAATACGGCAATGTAATTACAGTAACACGTTTATTGTATGAAGATGGGTATTATTTAACTAATGGTGCATTAGCAATCACTGCTGAATCGGCATCAACTAAAATTGTAACACATGTACTTCATCCAACAAGACCAGTAACTAGTGAAGGCGCAACATCATTATTTACATCCTCGTCACTAGCATCAGGTACTTCCGGTAAATTTTCATTAACGGTTAGTGGTGCATATGTAGCAGGAGCTGATGCAACAGCAATTGGGTTTAATGGATCATTTACTCAGACAGCAAATATATCAGCATCTATTGCATCAACAGACAACAATACTATTTCAACAGTATTTGGTAAATCTGCATTAAATAATAATTATCCAGTATATGTACAATATGATAATCCAACGGCTACAGCAAATTTTGCAGATATAGCACAAGTTACAACGTCATTAAATATTATAAGCAATTATGAATTTTCACAAGATTACCAAACAGCATCAACTCCATGGATTACATCACAAAAAATTGGTTCATCTCCTACAAATTTATTTAAATTTCATACATTATCTCATGGTACATCTGTAAATCATGAAGTAAAAATAGGAATTTCGGATATAAAAACTTCAGCTGAAACATCAGACCCGGATGGATATGGTTCGTTTACAGTAACGGTACGTAGAGTTAAGACACTTAAGTTTGCTGACTCACCATATAGTTCTGCAGATACAGATTCAACTCCAGATCTTGCTGAATCATCATATACAAATTGCAATCTAAACCCAAATTCACCAAATTATATTGTTAGAAAAATTGGTAACAAATATCAAACAATAAATGATTCAAATGAATTAATAATATCTGGAGAATATGCAAATATATCAAAATTTATACGAGTAGAAGTAGATCCGGGAGTATCAAATGCAACTAATGCTGCATCATTAATACCATTTGGTTTTCGAGCAATGAATTCACCAATACCAATGGTATCTGGATCAATTAATTTAGCACCAATTACATATCAAACAACACAAGTTTCAGGAACATATAATTCATCAGTTTATTTTGGATTTAATTTTGATGTAGTTAACAATTTAAATTATATAGCTCCTGTTCCAACTAGTGGTTCAACAACTGGATCAAATTCTGATTTTTATTTAGGAAACATATCACAAGATGCAGGCGCAGGATTTCCAGCAGCAACACCATATTCCGGAAGTTTAGAAGGTGCATTAACTAGTTCTACATTTTCTTCAAAGATTAAAAATGAAACAAGAAAATTCAATGTACCATTCCAAGGAGGATTTGATGGAGCAAAACCAAATCTAAAAAAATATTCTGGAGCAAATATTTCTGCAGCAAATACATTTGGATTTAATTGTACTAGTGCAACATCAACTGGAACCACTGCATACAACAAGGCATTTAGCTTGTTAAGCAATACTGATTACTATGACATGAATTTGCTAGTAACGCCAGGAATTATTGATTCATTACACCCATCAGTTACTAGCGCTGCTAGATCTTTAGCAACAAATCGTCAAGATACATTTTATGTAATGGATTCAAATCCATTAGAGGCTAGCATAACTGCGGTTGTAAATCAAATAACAACGTTAGACAGTAATTATAGTGCAGTTTATTGGCCATGGCTACAAATTCCAAGCAGAAGTCCAAACAAACCAATTTGGGTACCACCATCAGTTATGATACCAGGAGTATTATCATTTAATGATGCCAACGGAGCTCCGTGGTATGCACCAGCAGGATTGAATAGAGGGTCAATGGAAACAGTTTCAGATACATATAAGCATTTAACTCAAAATGATCGCGATACATTGTATTTAGCACGTGTTAATCCGATTGCAAATTTTGTTAATGAAGGCGTTGTTGTTTTTGGACAAAAAACATTGCAAGCTCGACCAAGCGCATTAGATAGAATCAATGTAAGAAGATTATTAATTGAAGTTAAGAAATTTATTGCATCGTCAACCAAATATTTGGTATTTGAACAAAATACATCAGCAACACGCAACAAATTTTTGAATATTGTTAATCCATACATGGAACAAATTAAAGCTCGTCAAGGGTTATATGCATTCAGAGTTATTATGGATGGAACAAACAATACTGCAGATTTAATAGATCAAAATATTATGTATGGTCAAATATTTATGCAACCAACAAGAACCGCAGAATTTATTATTTTAGACTTTAATATTCAACCAACGGGTGCAGCTTTCCCGGAATAGTAACAAATAAAATAAATAATAATTAAAAGGTAGTGTTAATATGCTACCTTTTTTTTTGTGTTGATATTTATATATAAAAAATAGGATTAATATTATGGCATTATCTGATAGCATCAACCCAAATTTATTAAGTAGCGCGGCAACTCAAAATGAAATGTTTGACACTGCATTTTCATGGGAACCGAAACGTCAACATCATTTTATATTGCAAGTAAATGATATTCCATCATATCTAGTAAAAGCATCTGGAAAACCTACAATTACAAATGGCGAAGTTGCATTGGATATGATTAACATTAAACGATATGTTAAAGGGAAATCTGAATGGAGTACAATTACAATGACATTGTATGATGCAATTGTTCCATCAGGAGCACAAGCAGTAATGGAATGGGTACGACTACACCATGAATCAGCAACAGGTAGAGATGGATATTCATCATTCTACAAAAAACAAATACAGTTACACCAACTTTCTCCATTAGGCGAAGTTATTGAAGAATGGACATTAAATGGTGCATTTATCACTGACGCAGCATTTGGAACTTTTGATTGGGGCAGTGATGCTGTACAAGAAATTGAATTAACAATCCGATATGATTGGGCATTCTTAAACTTCTAATAAAACAATACAAATAAAAAGGAGTCGACTTTGGCTCCTTTTATAATTTAGTTATAAAGGCAAAAATGAGTAACAACAAATTAACTACACGATTACCAAATCAAAACGTTATTGAAACTGCGCGACAGCAGTACGAAAACACGCAACGAAGCAAATTACCTAGCATTGTAATAGATTTACCTAGCAAAGGATTAATTTACCCGGAGGACAGCATACTACGTGATGGAAAAGTAGAAATGCGGTACATGACGGCATTTGATGAAGATATAATAACTAATGCATCCTATTTACAAAATGGAATACTTTTTGATAAATTAATAGATGCTGTATTAATATCTCCAATTAAAGCAAAAGATATTGCACCATTAGACCGAGACATGTTAATTGTTTATTCTAGGATTTTATCATATGGATCAGATTATCCAGTAACAGTAGAAGATCCAAAAACAAAGACCGTTTTAGAACGTGTTGTAGATTTAAGTAAATTAGCTCAAAAACCATTTGATCTAGTCCCTGATAAAAACGGAGAATTTGATTACAAGGTAAATGATGATATTACTTTAAAATTTGCATATAATTCTAAAATGCAAGAAAATGCAACAATTTCGCAAATATTAAAACAACTTATTCGACAAGTCGGAACAACACGTGCTGAGTCAGACATTGAACATTTTATACGCTATGAATTTTTAGCGCGTGATGCTAAAGAATTCCGTACATTTTATGTAAAAAATGCTCCCGGTATTAATTATGAGTATGACTTCGAAGGTGAAGATGGAGGCACCTTCAAATCTAGGTTTCAAATTGGATCAGACATTTTTTGGTTTTAGTCCACAAGATAGAGTACAATTACACGAAAACATATTCAATTTATTATGGCATGGCGAAGGTCGATGGGACTGGGATACCATATATAATATGCCTATTTTTCTACGCAAGTTTTATATTAAGCAAGTTAATGCAATAATACAAGAACGAATTGATCGAGCTAAACAACAGCAAAAACAAAAATCTCGCACACCAACAAAATCACCTAGGTAAATATTTATATAAAAAGTATGTGATATGGCTTACCCTACATTAGCAGATCTTACAAGAACAATTAACGGTATGATAACAAATACCGGTCAAATGTTAGACGCCGGCGTAAAAATGCGCAATTCTTTAGTTGCCAGCGTGAGTGGTATGGGAAAGTTGGTAGACCCTCCT